CTGTTTTGCACGCCTGTGTATTAGGCGCCCGGGGTACTCCCCCGGAGAAGCAACGACGTCGTTTAATTGCCAAGCATTTGATAATCACCAGCCGCGGAGAAGTCTCGCACGGTGCCATAAAGGGCGCGACCAACGTCAATGGTCCTCCGCAACGCGGCAGGATCAAGTGATGAAATGAGACTTCGAGCTCGCGAGGCAAACGTCTCGTACGAATCGGTGGGTTGAATAGTCATCCCCGATCCCCGCAAGGCGTGATACTCTCGGTCGATTGCCTCACGCAGACCGGGATCATCACTTGGAGGCTCACCTGCCATTCGCGCAATATAATTAGCCGAATCTGGCACAAGCTCAAGCTCTTGCACCAGCTCGTACTCTACGACAGTGGTGGAGGCTTTGGCCCCAATAATGAAAATCATACAGGCTGGATGCCCGTAGGAATCATTCGCAACGACCGAGGTAATGGGCTTAAAAAGTCGTACCCTCTCATCAACCGGAGGAAACGTCATTGTCATGCCCTCTCGGAGCACTCCGTAGCTCATCTCCAAAGCGGTATGTCCGTATGCTTTGGGCATATCAGCGGGTAGAGTAGTGAGGTCTCCCGTCTCACTGACGAAGTACTTCACTGCAATACGCCCCTGATTCTCCAAATCATTGTGGACATAACCCACCCTCAGATACGCTGCATTCACCCTGTAGCGCGTGTTGTTGGCACTGATGTTAGCATAGTCATTGACGTCCGTCATGCTCAGAGCAGTGAGATTTGATCCGACAACAGTGAATCCGCCCACGTTAGTGACGGCCGCTGCAAGACGTCCAGGAAGGAACACGGCGACGCCATTCCCGTTCGCATCAGTGTTAATTGTACTTCTGGTGTAATTCCGGAAGGGAATTGTTGCCACATCAGCTCCATCGGGATAACGTTCCGGACGTCCTCGCGCTAAGTAAACTTGCGCCAGCAGACGCTGAGCAGACTCGTCAAAACGCACCATCTTTCGCTGACCCCTCGGGGTGTCCTTCTTTGGTTGCGCGGCACTGCCCTGCTTTTTGTCTTTCTTCTTCTTCGCGTTGTTATTATTCTTGCCGGTCATGTTAAACAACTGAAACGATTGCTTCCACTAATGGTTACTTTTTCCGATTTTTATATTGGTTTTTATGAAAACTCTGAAAAACTAATCGGTGTAGTTTAGCGACTTCACTATGATTCGGTCGTGGGCCGGAGAATGCTACGCATTCCCCGGCCCATACGGTTTATGACACCGAAAAACTGGCACTGCGTAGTTTAACGACTTCGCTACGATTCGGTCGTGGTTGATGTTTACTTCCTCTTCTTCTTGCCTGCACCGTGCTTGCGGCGCAGATCCTTCTCAAACATGGCGTCCAGATCCTGACGGGATCGCTCCGCAGCTGACGAACCGAGCCCATCGTTTTTCTTAGGACGACGGCCCTGAGGTTTCGCCTCCTCTTCTTCTTCGGCAGCCCTCCGGAGGCGCGCTCGCGCGACATTCTCGCGGTGTTTTCGAGCAGATTCCTCCCGAGGAGTCTCTCGTTTTAAGCGGGGAAACCTCCCAAGAGTCTTTCGTTCAGGTTGGAGTGGGGCCTCCCCCTCCTCCAGCACCAAATCAGAAATGTCGCGGCGCGTCTCACGCCGGAGATTCACAACTTCAAAGATTGTGACCTCTCGGTGCAAGAGGGGGTCCATCCACGCAACTGGAGAAACGAGACGGACCAGATCAGAGGAGCCC